TACTTCTGCAACTAAATAGCATATAACAAGGAAGAACTAATAAAATGGCAACAAATTTAAGAGATCTATTAGGATTTGTATCGTCACAATCAATCGTTGATTTGGGTGTTTCTGATACAACCACAAAAGTTCCACCATTTCCTTCTAAAGGTTATTGTGTTCAGTATATTTCTGCTACATGTGGAAGTACATGTGATGGTAGAGAACTGAATGCCATTAATTACTACAAATTTACTGATTGGACAGTCCCTGCAGATGTCGATGAGGTCATCTTTGAAATCTGGGGTGGCGGTGGTGGCGGTGGATCAGGTTGTTGCTGTACCTATGCTATTCCTGGTGCTTCTGGTGCATACGCTAAAAAGAAATTACATGGTGTTAATGTTGTTCCTGGTTGTTCATATGAAATATGCATTGGAGCTGGTGGTTGTGGTTTTAGTGGACCATCTTGTGGGGATCAAGGTTGTGCCACATATATAACTGGATATGGATTAACTAACTTCTGTGCTGATGGTGGTATGGGTGGTTGCTCCTGCTGTTCCATGAGTTGCTGCACTTGGAAAACGCTTGATCCTTCTGGTAATGGTTCATGTCCTGGAGGTTCTTGTGCTCTATACTATGGTGCCGATGGTGGTGCCAATGGTAATCCTGGCGCTGCATATAAGTTCTGTAATGAAAACCGTTGTTTTAATAAGCAACATCTTCCATATCCTGGTGGATTAGTTAATGGTAAGGGTGGATGGTTACCAACCACACAATGTGAGGATAGTGGATGTGGATATTGTCTGATGCACTGGGGTGTTGCTCAACTGCAATGGGGTGGTAGTTTCTCCGAGAGGAATTACGCTCCTGGAATTGGAGGAGCATCTGCTTGGGTATGTGGTGGTGGATGCTGCCGTGCTACAAACGGATATGCTGGATTAGCAAGGATTAGTTATCGTTACAAGGGTGCTTGTTACTTTAATACGTAGATTACTACCAGTCAACTAACAAATTTTTTATAAATACTTAAAGCAAAACGAGGATTAGGTTTTAACAATGGCGAAGATTACAAAAACATTCGATTACGTAATTCCAGATGAGTATCTTGGTCAATCAGGAACAGGTACTGCTAGTTGGACATACGAAGGACCCGCTTTTTTGTGGGTATTTATTCGCAATAGCGATGGGGCTTGGTTAAATGGGCAATCATTTATCCCAGCGAGGACTGCTACCGATCAACAAGGTCCTGCTGCTATTAGAGCAGGTCTCGACGAAACAGCAATTCTTCTAGATCCTGGTAATGATGATACAGATGCTTTGATTGCATCTCTTCTTCTTGGTAAAGATACTGGAGAAGGAGCAGGTTATCCTCAAAAGGAATTTGCTCTCGCTTCTGGTGAAGTTTATTACAAGCATGCGACTCCTATTCCTCCCGACCATGCTTATGAAGTAAATGAAATTAAGTATGATCTTGCTGGTGGAGCATGGGTTAAACCATTCCCATGGCATAAACCATGGATGACACAAACCCAGCATGAAGCTGCTCGTGATGGTGCTCTTACAGGTGCTACCACACGATTGAATGAGAACAGGGCAAACTTAACTGCTGCTCAAATTACTGCTGCTGAAAATGTTATTGCTGAACTAACCAATCTTTATACAAAGTTTGCTGGGGTTGAACCTTTTATGATTCCATTCCCAGAAGATCCTACAACATTATGGCGTGATGATTATGATTATAATACAGATCCAGATGGTCTTCTGTAAATAGAAATTTCACATTAATATTAAGAGACCTTACGGGGTCTCTTTTTTTATGCATAAATAGTGATATGACTGGTTTATTATGTTAAAATATCCTGATGTAAGAGATTATATCTTTGTTTATGATTTACTTTCCGAAAAGGAATGTGATAAAATTATAACAAGACTCGATAAAAGAAATAAGTGGCGAGAACATAAATGGTATGATGCTTCTGAAAATGATTATAAAAATCATTCAGATTTTGATACCTGTATTGATTCTCGTGCATCGGCAACAATTGTACCAAAATTTATCGAGTTGTTAGCAGCATATAGTAAAAAGTATACTGATAAAGAGAATACAAATTCAGATATTAATTGGAGTACGGTTACTAATATAAAGTTTAATAGATATTCTGTTGGACAAAATATCGAAGCACATCACGATCATATTCATGATATGTTTGATGGAAGTATTCGTGGTATACCAGTTAGTACTATTGTTGGAGTATTGAATGACGATTATGATGGTGGTGAATTGATCTTTTGGAATCAGCATAATGTACCTTTGAAGAAAGGGCAAGTTGCAGTGTTTCCTTCAGTATTTTTATTTCCACATTCTGTCAATTCTGTAATCCAAGGTGTACGGTATTCATGGGCATGTTTCTGTGCATAGTTGTTTTTACCCCATATAAATAATAGTATATTGATTCGTTATTATGAGACCTAAATCATTTTTCGTTAATGGCGGTGCTGGACGTTGTTTGTGCTCTATACCTGCATTAGAAAAATATCAGGAAGACCACCCAGATGAGGACTTTAAGATCATCTGCGAAGGTGGCACAGATATGTTTAAGGGTCATCCTACTTTATACAATAAAGTATATGATTCATGGCACAAAAATCTTTTTCGAGATTATTTAAAAGATACTGATATAAAAACAACAGAACCATATAGGATCTGGGAATATTATAATCAGAAATGTAATCTATCTCAATCATTTGATATTGATATTAATAATAAAGGTATTAGAGATCTACCAATTCCTACTGTTAAATTAAACAGGGAGGAAATAATTAATGGTAAATTTATTTGTGCTGAAGTAAGACAGAAGACTAATAAAAAGAAAACTGTTGTATTCCAACCATTTGGTAGAGGTGCTCAACAGTCAGGTAATATAATTGGTGATGCATCTGGTAGAAGTTTTGAGTATGGTAATGTAGTCAGTCTAATGAAGAGACTTCAGAAGAAGTATTCTATTATATTGATGTCAGAATTTGGTTTTGACTTTGAGAAAGAAGGTCTTAAGGATACTGTTTCATTTCCTGCTGGTCAACAGGTTCCTATTAGAGCATGGCTTGGTATTATTAAGGAAGCAGATGTATTCCTTGGTTGCGATTCTGTTGGTCAGCATATGGCACTTGCTATGGATACACCTGCTGTAGTTGTAACTGGATCTACATATGGTGTGAATATTAGTTATCCAGATCATGAAAAGTTTGATGTACTTGATATGGGTGGTGATTTGAGGATGTATGATCCTATTAGAATTACTCCTGATGAAGAATCATCGAGAATGAATGATGGTATCATGGCAATGAATGATAAAGTTGAAGAAGTTATTGTTAAATCAGTTGATAAATTTATGAATAAGTATTATGTTAAACCAGAAACTGAAGTAATTTTACCAGATAACATGTGTGGACCAGAGGGTTGTCCTTCTGATGGATCACATCAAAGTTCCAAACCACTTGCTCTTAAAGGAGCAGAATTGAGTGGTCCACCACCAGGGATGGATTCTGATTTTAAAATTCCTGCTTTGGCACCTGAACCAAAGAAAGGATTTTCTGTAAAAAATAAGTGAGGAATTATTAATGTCTGTTATTGTATCGTGTGCCCGTGGCCATAACTCTAGTACCACACTAATGGTAGATGGAGAAATAGTATTTTATCTAGAAGAAGAAAGACTTACAAGACGTAAGTATGATGGAGCACCACTTGTCGGGTTGATGAAAGTTTTTGATTATGTTGATAAGATTGATCATCTTGTTGTGTGTCATACTCATCGTGCTGGTCCCGAACTTGATTGGTGTGGAGAGGATGCCTATCAAGGTATTGTTAGAAAATTAGCAAGAGAAAAATTTGAATTTGAAACGCATAATGTTGATGTAGTTCATCACGAATTGCATGCATCAGCAGCATTTTTTAATTCTGGATTTGAAACTGCTGCTATTGTTGTAGCAGATGGTGCTGGTAGTTTTCTCCAAATGGAAGGATGTCCAGATGTAGCATATGAATTTGAGACTATTTTCCAGGCAGAATATCCTTGTGAATTTGATACTATCTACAAGCATGTTGGTACTAAAGCATCTATTGGTTGTCATGAAATAGAAGACGGTGTATTCCTAACAGAGTATCCTGGTCATACTAAAATGTATGAAGCAGTGACACAGTACTGTGGATTCCCTGCTATTGAAGCAGGTAAACTTATGGGTCTTGCTCCATATGGAAAACCCAATGATGACATTCCATCGTTCTTCACTGAAGGTGGGTGGGGTAATAGGAATTTAGTTATTCCAACTTATCCTAATGCTGCTCAAATCAATGTGTTTAGATATGATATGTTGAAGGATGATATTAAACATCATCAACCAGGACAGTATACAGATATCCAAAAGGATATGGCATATAAGATTCAAGAAGAATCATCTAATCGTATGTGTGATTTGATTCAAAAAGCAGTTGATGGAACTGGTGAAAAGAATATTTGTATTTCTGGTGGTTATGGTCTTAACTGTGTAGCAAACTATAAGTATTGGGAACGCTTCCCAGATCTAAACATCTATTGTGAACCTATTTCACATGATGGTGGTACATC